ACTTAATCCGTCGCCCCTTGAGTAAGCGGTGTACTTGCTGGGCGGTGGGATTGTCCGGGTCGAGGGCAGCTTTTACCCATAACCCTTTCGGGGTTTCCTTTGCCTCGATGACGTGACCGATGTGCGCAAATGGGTCGGCCCAATCATGTGACCAAATCACCGGGATTGGGTCACCAGAATCCGCCCACTCGGCCAGCGTCTTAGTGAACGCGCCGGGCTTTACCACATCCCCGTAACTGTCCACGTTATCGAACACGGAGACGATGGCGGAGAACTCGCCAGCTTGTAAACCATCCGCCTCACCAACGGCCTTAACCGCCGCGTGGAAGTCCTTAATCTTGAGATTCACCGCAGCTTTCCTTTCCGGTATCTGGGCATAAGAAAACCCCGAACCAAACGGCACGGGGCAAAAGTAAAAACAGCTAAGCGTATTCAGGCTCGGGTATCTTGGGCGGGTTAGCGTACCAATCCTCAATTACTTTTTTCACGCGGGCAGGTCGGCCAGCGAGCGCGGCCCGCTCCAAGCAAACCTCAGCGCCAGGGTCACACACGATGAAGTGCGCCCCATTCGCCTCATACCTGGCGATAGCCTCCGGGGTCGGGTTAGTGTCAATAATCCACCCGGTCTGCTTAGCATCCCGCAGCAACTCGGTAATTGCCGCTGCCCTGGTCGCGAGCGCTACCGCCTTAATGCGGCCCGTAGCGTCATGCCAATCGTGATGTTCCAGCGCCCACGCCAGCACGTCCAAATCAACCAGCACGTCACCCTTGCCAGCGTTCCGTTGCAAGTGAGTCGTCTTACCCGAACACGGCGGGCCAACCACAACATTCAACCGCCGTGGATACATCGTCGTTCCTCCTATGCTGGCGGAATCCCGTCAACAATTTGCTTGGTTGTGTAACCAGACATTCGCAACAAACCCGAAAATCGGGTTGCTGCCTCACGTACCAAATCCTGCGGGAGGGGGATTTGGTTTTTTAGCGCTCTTTTTAGAAGGTTGGCTCCAACCAGTTCCCACTCACCGGCATCTAGCGATTCCTGATGATGCTTGGAATCATCGGCGGTGGCTTCCACTAGAAGGAGGGCAATGTCCCTGTCTCTCCTATCCGCCTCGTAAGTTCCTTTGAGGTAAGGATATTTGGCAATCATCGCCTCGTAGTCTTTATCAGTGAGCATTAGTCATAATCCCTCGTCGGGTGCGCGGTTTTAATCCACCATTTATCGCCAGCCTCATTGTATTCAAGTACAATCTTGATGGTCTGACTATTATGGTCAATAAATATTAATTTATCACCAGAATCATCTATCTCCGCTCTAGAATACCCTCTTGCTATTCCATTTCGAATAACCTGGGCGATGTTTGTCTCCGGATTGAACCTTGATTTATCTTTACGCGAGTTCGGCCCATGCCGATACACAATGTGCTGCCATCGCTCCTCGGTGATGGCCTGTACCTCCGTTGGCCAACCCCGGCTGACGTCTACTAGCTCGCTCGGAATGCTAGATGCTAGCTCAGCGTCGGCTAGCCAACCAGCGGACTCGTCTTGCAGCTGTACACCTCGTTGACCAGTGCTGAAACTGAGCCAACAGCGGCAGCCAATTCTATCTTGCGGTGCACTGCGGATGTACCCCGGCCAGCGGCCACCGTGCGGGAATGAGTAACCCAACGGAACCGTGACGCCAGCTAATGCGGCATGGGAATCCCGTACCTCATTGTCGCCCATCGTAATCCAGGTCTTATGGGTTAGCCCGCCCTGTTGGGCTACCTCGAAACCTCCGAAATTAGTGAAATCAGTAACCAACGTCTGGCTTAACCGCTCCGCCCTGGACTGTCCGGCTATCTCGAACACGTGCCGTAACTCGCTCTCGTAATCTTGTTCCGCGAGCGCGCGTTGAAGTCCCTCAAGCGTCTGGTCATTGTAGTGGCCAGCGGCATTGATGGCAGATTGGCGAATCCAGCCATCCATGCGGGTCGCCGTAAAACCCTCAACGTTAAGCTGCCTAATGTACCGCTCAGCGCTGCGATTACTTATCCGGGTCATATGGTCACGGAGAATGGCGGCTAACTCATTATTGTATCGGGCTGCATCCCACAACCAATTAAGAGCGTTATCGCCGCCCGTGATTAGGTCAGGCAATAGACTCAATTCCATTTCGCGGGCGAACTGTTCAATGTCATTGGCTAAAAGTCGCTCCAAACGTCTTTTATCGGATTGGCTTAAGCCACCCGCATCATCACCTGCCTTGGTCAGCGGCTCAGCGCTGTTATGCCACCAATTTTGACTACCGGAATCGGTAGGTGAGGCTTGCCTGCCGATTAGTACGTTGAGCGGGGTGATTGGTTCGTTGAAACCTGGCACCTCTGGCAGGTTTAGCCGGGCGCGAGCCTCGGAGCGCAGCAGGTACGGTGCGCCGGTGGCAGTCTGCAAGTAGCGAGCTTGAGTCTCAAAGCTGCCACGTAGCTTTGATTCGACTACCGCCTCGATGTACAAGTGATTGCCAGCTTCACCATGTGCGTCCTCAGCTACCAGCTGGTTTACGGCTTGCTCCCAAGCGGTAATGTACGGGCCGAGTGCATCCTGGTAAAGGCTCTCTCGGAACTCACGCACGTTGCTGTACGTGCCCTTACTAGCGCCCACCAGTTCTGGAGGCACATGGAACGCTGCCGCGACCTCAACTGCAGTCAGCTGGCGGGACTGCATGTCCTGCATGTCTTGAGCCGAGAATCCCTTAAGCTCGTGGAGCTTAATGCCATCTTCCAGCAATGGGGCGCCACCGGCTCGCGGGCCGTTATTGACGAAACGAGCCTGGTACTCGGCCTCAAACCTTTTGGCATCGAACCCGTTATCACGTGCCTCTGGCGGAATTTCTAGCCAATGCTCAGCGCGCAAGCCGTTGGCCCAAACTTGCCGCCGGTAATGAGCAGCCGCATCGGTTTCCGCTAAAAGGTTAGCCAGTGTGCGCATCGGCGATAACCCCGGCTGGTCAGGGGCGTAACCGTGATCGAAAATCACATCGGCGAGCTTGACCTTCTTCCAAGATTCGCCATACCAGCCATCGTTCCGCAGCACTTTCAGATGTTTGGGCTGGTCAAATCCATCTTTCACGATGCGGAACCGGCGGGCCGGGATTCGTTGCAAAAACAGGCGACCGGCTGCATCGTACTGTTTGAGGCAAGCCCAACGGTCATACAACAGGCCGTCCGCGATTACCGCCCGCCAGAACCGGTACGGCGTGGTGAACGGGGCAGGATTCGTTAAGCAGTGCGCGATGTCACCAGTGGTTACATGCTCGCGGTCGGTATCGGAAACCCGGCGGTACAAGTGCAATGGGATTGAGGCTACATTGCGGGCGATGAAGTCAACTACCTTACGCACGTGCGGGTGCTCAGCCCACAGCCGTTCCACATCCGCATCGCCCATCCAGTAGGCATCCAGCGGAGTGCCAGCATCAATAATTTGCACCCCATTTGACCACGCCGTCGTCAAGGAGCCGGTCTGCGGATTGACCACGGGCACATCCACCCATCGCTCCACCGAGGGTATGCCCTGCGCAACCTGAGCTACCCCAGATTGGTCAATCCGCCCGGTGGTCTCAACTGGGTACGGCCAAGCTTTCCGGATACGCGAAAACAAGCTCATCGTTCCTCAATTCACTGTGCAGCGTAAGCGGACTTGCGCGGCTTGTAGTGCATAGCCCGAGACATCCCGGTGACCAATGCCGACCAGCCGTCAATCTTCTCTGATGCCTTGCCCTTGTCTGGTTTCACATTCCCCGCCGGGTCAGTAGTGACTGCCAAGTTATCGGTCATCCAAGCCATCACGGGGTTGCCGCCATGCCTAAGCAGCGGCTCAGCATCAGTACCCGCAGCCAGTAGCCGCTTGCACTCTTTCAACGGCGGCGACATGCTCCGGTAACCTTGCCGTACCTCAACTAGCGGTGCGTGCTCATCGGCTAATTGCTTGGTCAGCTGGTTAGCGTTCCACGGGTCATAACCGATTTCCTTGACCTTGAACAATGCCCGGTCGGCATTTACCCGAGCAATCACAAAGTCATAATCAGTAGTGGCCCCTGGGGTGACTTCGATGTAGCCATCGGCAATCCATTGACTCACCGCATTGCTGGTGCGCTTATCTAGTTTCTCCACCTGGTCAGCTGGCAACCAGAACCGCCACAAGAGGTCGTAGCTGCCGCCAGGCGTCGGGAAAATCCAACACAACGCCGTCAAATCCGCCACGTTGCCCAAGTCCAAGCCACCAAACGCCACCCGGCCCTTAAGCGCTGACACATCCACCTGCCCGGCGTTACGCTCCCACTCGGCTAATTCAATGTACTTCGCATCTTGCTTGGTTCGGATACCAAGGTGCAGCCGCAGAAATGAGGCATAATCAGCCGGACTGTTCTTTGCGTTTGTCGAGGCCGATTTCAGGTAAGCCAGGGTGGGGCTAACCCCCAAGCCAGGGTTAGCCGCTCGCCAGGTCGCCTCCCGATGCGGTTCAGCGTTACTATCGGCAGCCCACACCACACCGTAAATCGCCGGGTCTTTAATCACCCCAGCCGCCAGCCGCTCCACGCGGCGCCGCCGACGATCATAAATCGTATTCGGCTTGCCCTCATCCGCCGTCGTAATAATCACCGACAGCGGCTGAGACCTCGAACCACGGCCAGTCTCTAGTGCCTCAACCAAGTCCGGTGTCTTATGCACATGCAACTCATCAACAATCGAGCAATGAATATTCGCCCCATGCTGCGCATCCGCGAGCGCCGAGACCACCTCAACGTAGCTGCCGGACTTAGGGTGCAACACCTTGGTCTGATAGGCCACCGTACACTTTGACAATGCTGGCGATTTCTCGGCGAGCGTCTTGATTGGGTTAAAGACGAACTTGGCTTGGTCTTTTGTGGTCGCTGCCGTCACTACCTGAGCGCCGTGCTCACCATCGGCACAAGCCATATAAATCGCAATACCCGCAGCGAGAGTACTCTTGCCATTTTTCCGGGGCACATCCACATACAGATCACGGATAATGCGCACGTACTGGCCGGACTCATCGTCCCACTTTTCCCACCCAAAAACCGGGGCCAGTATGTAGGCGATTTGCCAGCTATCGGGGTCGAGTGGCTGGCCCGCCCATTTGCCCTGCGTGTGCGAGAGCGCATGGAACGATGCGAGCACCCGGTCAACCCGCTCCGGATTGAACTGAGAGCCGGGAACGTTGCGTGGCTCAGGGGTCTTTACCTTAGGCGGGCAAGTCGGTAGCGGAATCCCGCGAGATTTAAGATACCAGCCAACCTCGGGCGAAATCTTGAGCCGCTTTAGCGCTCTGGTGTATGCGGCGTTTTTCGCGGCCTCGGAACGGTTAGCTGAATGGGTTGTTCTCGTCTCCGCCATTTAACCCACCGACTTTGTTCTCAGCCGCCGGGGTCAGCCCAAACTCAGCGCACCAAACCTGGAACTCACGCCCAGCCTCGGCCTCCAACTTCGCCCACGGGGCAATCACCTCACCCTGCGAATTTTGCCCAATCCCGCCCTGCTCTTGGCGTTGCCGTTTCGCGCCCATCCAGCGCGAGTAAGTTTCACAAAGAACCTCTAGCGCAGCCTGGTGAATCGGCGAAAGCAGGTCTCCGCGAGCCTCAACTACCCAATCCCAACAGCGGGACGCATCGTCCGAAAGGGTATCGGGTTTCGTTGGCACACCACGAGGAATGTCCAGTGGGCGCGGAATCGGCCGGCCAGCAGCGTCACGGAAAATACCGTCCTTACCTTCACCGCGACCCGCCACAATCCGCAACGTAGGCGGCTTAGGTTTCCGGCCAACAGCTGCCGTCGCCATGTCATCACCTCTCAAACACTTGTGCTAGGGGTATCCGGGTTCTGTGCACACACGGGCGCGGTGGCCCGCACGATGCCCCATCAACGTGGCCCGATTTTTGGCTACGCCCTTACCCATGTCGTGGCGTGCTTTGCTCCTGACCGTTCCGCCAAGGTCTTCGCCTGGTGGCAAGAATGGCAAAGCGCCTGAAAATTACTCGGGTCAAGCCGCGCGCCGCCTTGACCAAGCGGGATAACATGGTCAACGTCTTCGGCTTTTCGCCCACATTTTTCACAATCCGGATGCTGGCGAATGTACCGAGACCGCGCCTTTCGCCAGGCAGAATCATAACGGCCACGATTTTGCGACCGCTGAAACCCATCCCGATACCACGGCGCCCTCGGATGCTCAGCGCATCGGCTAGTGCCCAACTCGCCAAGATTCGGACAAGCCCCACTAACAGTGCTCGCCGTACACGGACGTAAAGGCTCACTAGCCACTTACTTATCCAGCCACTTATGCTCAATGAAATACAACAGCGCAATCACCGCACCAACACCCAAATCAACAACGATGACAGTCCACCAATCCGACAGGCACATCATCCACCATCCGAACAAGCGAAAAGCCCGGAATCATCACGATTTCACGGGCTTTTCGGAGACTGTATTTTGTTTTTGAGCAGGGTTCTGAGCTGGCAATAAATTACCACAGTGTTATCTAGACCGCACGTTATTCGCTCGTTTCTCGGCGTGTCGCCTAATTTCCTCAAGGTCGTAGAGTTTGCGATGCGCCCGGCCTGGCCCGGCTTGTGTGACGGGGTGAATGTGACCACGATAAGCCCACTCACTGACGGTTTTAGGCTTAATCCCAAAAGCGGACGCAGCCGCAGCAGCATCAACTAATACCATGCTTAATCATAACGCAAAATTAAACCCTTTTCGCGAATGGCACGTAATCTATTGATAAGCATCGGCTCGGCAGCTAACGCGGCCTCATTATCTAGTAGCGCATTAAGCAACTGATAATAACGAGTCTCACTAATCCCAAGCTGGTTAGTTATCGCATCCGCTTTGTGCGCCGAATACCGAAACCGCTGTTTCTCAATCCCAAGAATAACCAAATCCCGCTCAGACAAACCATTTACAACTTTGTCATACATAATAATTTTTACCAATACTACTAACGCCAAAAGCATAAACAAACCGCGATAATTAGAAATCGCAATTTGCTGCTAATGGCATAATTGTTTATGAAAGGAGGTGATACAAATGAACATAGACAGAATAATCGCAATAGCTGCTCTCGCGGTAGCGATTATTGACCTGGTGCTAAGCCACCGGCCACCGCGAGACCGTCTCCGGAAGTAGGCGGGATGAGGGGGTTTGAGATGATAGACGCAAATCAAACCCCCTACTTCCACTAAGATACCAAACATGGAGGTAACAATGAAACGAAATAGCCTAGTTGCACTAGCCGCATCCGGCGTAGCGATTGCTGCCTCTGCTGGCGTCAACGCTGGCCGCAATCCAGTATTCTTTGCCGTAGTAGGCGGCGCCTGGCTATTGGTCGCAGTTATCCGGGTAGCCGGGGCGATTCGCCAAGCAGATAATCCCTAAGAGCGTCAGCGCAAGCCCACGCATCCATCTTGCATTGACAACCGTTACCCAATTCGCAAACCTTATCGTGCTCAGCGATTAGCGCCTGTGCAATCTCATCCCGGATGAGGGCAGCCTTGAAGCCAGCGCGCACCTGCTTCTTGATCCGCCGCTGGGTCTTTTTGTCCCATTCGGCGAATGGAGTTATTTCGTAAGGTAGCCAATCCTGAGTTTTGTTGAAAGATGCGGCGGCGGCAAGTTCTAGCGGCGTACTCATTGCAACGCCTTATGACACATAGCAGCAATTTGTACCCACTCAGTAATAGCATGGTTGGCGACTCTCATTGCCTGTTCTAGAGATATCCGTTGCTGTTCCAAATTGTTGCGTTTTACCGGCTCTTCGCATTTAAGTGTG